AGGAAAGCGGCGACTAATATAATAATATACTTTCTATAGGGTAAGAGTGGTTATATCCTCTACCCCTATTTTTATGCCCAAATTCTAGCCCTTTTGGGCTTTTTTTTATGCTTTTATGACAGTGTCTCCTACCAGTGTACAAAATAGGCTGTTTTTTGCTAAAATAGGGCAAAATTGCTAAAATTCTTTATCTCCACCCCTAGAAAAAGTAATCAATTTGCCTTTTTGTGTACGTGTGGGGTGTACACTATACCATTATACCGAACACCTGTGTGTACCTATCACACACTCGTTCGCTATATACTGTGTACCTATATATGAACACTTGTTTGTTATATTGGTACAATTTCTTAATTAGTGAGTACCTATATTTTGTATAATATCACAATAAATAATAATTTTTTACTATATATTGTGCTGTTATTGATAACTATTACTATTTAAGGTAACATTTGCACCTCTTTTAAAGGGGCAGTGTACCTATTTCTCCCCACATTTTTCTCCTTTTAAGTATTAAGTTGCATTTTGCAGTTTTTAATATGACTACAATTTTTATTTTCCCTTTAAGCATCTTCCTGCATTTAAGTTCATAAATGCAAATAACCTTTTAAGTTATTCGCTTAAAAAGTTATTCCCATTCATCACTTTTGCTATTATAAAATCTAAGGTAAAATTTTATTAACCACTCTATTTGTTCCATATAAGTTACTGACCTGCAAGGAAGCAAGCTACCTAAATTCCTTCTACCTGTCAGTTTCTCCACTACTCTAATAAGACATATAATAAAATCTACCCATTTAGTAGTTCCTCTTATTGATGGCTGTGGCTCCCCTAAAAGATACTCATATATCTGTGGAACACCTGTATAACCTATTTCTCTTGCATAGTTGAATCCTGTTTTTATATATATTCTTACACCTAAAGAATGTGAAATTGCCCACCTTATAAGTACAGATATCTCTTTTGGGGCTACTCCTAAATATTCATTATGTTTTATTAATTCTTGCCATTGAGTCATTATGAGTTTGTGCACTTTAACATCAGTCTCAACATCGAAATTCTTTTTTTCAATAATGTCTAAATTTCTTACATCTACAAGACTGTACTGTATCCACATTTTTTATTCTCACACCCTTCAACCCTTGCTATGCCTAGCTCTACGCCCTTTTATCTCCATACGTGTGTACCTTTAATTGCCATTCCTTAATTTTTAAAAATGAATTTGAAATCGCTTTTCAAATTCGCCTTTAAAGAGAGGTTTCTTGAATACAAATAAGTATTATATAAAAATACAAATAAGTATTATATAAAAATACAAATAAAATACTGTTTTTTCTTATTTTCACTCCTAGAATTACAAATATACATTATACAAAATATTATTTCTTTATACTATTCATTCTTTTGTAACTACATATATTCTATATCAATACTATTCTTAGTTATATATTTCTTATCTATTCTTCCGCTCTATTTTCCCGCCCCTGTTTTTCCCCTCATTATTTATATGATTTTTTCATAATATCAGCTCCTTTTTCCTTACCTCTTGCTTATATTATATCATTTATTATTCTTATTGTCAAGTATTTTATTTATTCTTTTCCCGCCCTTTTTCTAAATTCTTTCACGTCTAAAATCAAATGTTTCTGGCTTATTCGATTCTGTTCTTAATAATGCTATATACTCTTCTCCATTGAAAATTGTAGTTACTACTTCCCACCCATATTTTGCCGCCACATTCATCTTTCTTGTTAGTCTGTCTATATATTTATCTTCTATTTCCATATATCTCATTTTTAACCGCCTCTTTTTTCTCTCGCTATTTCTGCCATTAATCCCCAATCTGAAAATGCCTTAGCATATTTTACTGTTATCTCTTCTTCTTCTGCCCAGCATTCCTCTTTTACACCTAAAAGCTTAAAACAATCTTCTGGGGCTTCTATTGGCATTTTAGTATGAATATTCCTTACAGCTAATTTACGCCCTTCTAATATCTCTAAAACTTCACATACAGCCCCTTCACATAGAGCGATATTATTTTTTCCTAGAAATCGTCTTCTAGCTATTACTAAATCACCTTTCTTTAAAGGTCTTCTAAATGCTAGTTTTACCTTAGCCATAAAATCATTAGATAAAAACCCTGGCATATGCTCTCCTATCCCTGTAAACCTCTCTAAAATGTCACATACTATTTGTAACCTATCGAGCTGTTCTTCTCTCGTTTCTCCTTCTAATTGATTCAATAAATGTTCAGTATCTAATCTTGTTAGTTGCATTTTTCTTACTCCCATTCCTTTAAATTCATATAACGAATATAATAATCTAAATAAGTATGTAAATCTTCAAACCAATCGCCTGTAAAAAGAAAATCATTAAATACTCTATTATAATCACTTAAAGATAAGTCATAAATAAAAAAATCTACGAAACTATAAAATAAATCTCTTGTTAATTCTCTATTTATTTCTACTTTATACATACTTTTATATGCTTGCTCTCTCTTTACTAAAGAAGCTCCATAATTTGTTGATAGTTGTACATATCTTATCCCTGCCGCTCTCCATGTTAAAGACATCATTATTATTCCTAATTCAGATTTCTTTAACCGCTGTAATGATACGCTTTGTATTATTGAAGAGTATACACGATGTAATAAATCAACTAATATATCATTTTTTCTTTGTTGTGATGGAGAAAGCATTATAGGAACTTTTGTTATTCTTTCTGTTTTCTTTAATATTATCATTTATTATCACTCACTAAATAATTCTTTTAATATCCTCGGTCTATATATATTCTGCCTTGTTGTTTTCTTTCTATATTTTTCATTTCATTTGCCACCGCTCCTATATCTTGCACAAATTTAGGGTGTGCATCAATATATGCTATAAGTGGTTTCAATATTTCTAAATTGTCTTTTGCTTTTCTACGCCTATCACTGCACTCTTTGATAAGTTTTACTACTTTCGTTTTTCCCTTACGTTCTACAGGGTAATCTAGCTCGCAAAAGTGCCTTATATCACCAAAGGCTTTGTCCATTTCATTTATTTCCGCTTCATATATACTTTCTAATTGTTTTACTTCTTTTATAAGATTTCTAAATTCATTTAATAAAGTTATATTGTCCATGAAGATACTTCCCTGTATTTTTAAGTTTGTATTCTAATTCAGAAGGTATTTTATTTTTTGTTAATGAGCATATATAATTTTCTAAATCTTCACGTTCTTTATCAACTTTGTACACAGATTTTGTTAAAATATCTTCTACCATATTACCACAAACACAACAATTTAAAACCCCTATAACATATACAACTACTAAATCTGTACTTATAGATTCTGTTTCTTTAAAATATACTCCAATTCTTTCATAATGACACGTATGTTTAAATAATGTATTTAATTTTTCTGCATGTTCTTCTATTTCTTTGTCTTTTTTAAAAAATGAAAACCACATATCTTAGTTCCTTTCAATTCTATTTAGATAATTTACCCAATCTTCACACATATCAACAAATTCTTCTACATGTCTATATTGAGTGGTAGTTAATACACCTTCTGCTTTATTTTTTAACTCAATAGCTTCTCTAATAAAGTCTATAATTTCTTGTTTTGTCATATTCTTCACTCTTTTCGCAAACTTCTATAAAAATTAATATCTTCTGTAATATGCTCACTTGCTTCTTTTTTAGTTTTATAACATTTTCCTAAGTTGCATAACAAGTAATGAAGTGTGCATCTCTCATCAAACGTTACTGCCTGAATCCCACCTAAAATATCCACAAAATAAAATATTTCCTTATTTTCAGGATAAAAAGGTATTTTCTTTACTTTATACTTTTCAGTCAATAATCTTAATAAAACAAAATCCTGACAAGTTCTATCACTATCACATTTTAAAATATCAAGTGTGCCCTCTGGATTTATTTTAAAATAATAGTTACTTTTGCCATTTAATGCCTCACCATCTTCTCCCAAAATATAAAATTTTTCACCTGCTTGTAAGTCATTATCTTCTAAAAATTGTTGTATATACTTGCTATACATTAATGTCCCTCCTTAAAATCAAAACTAAGAGCTTGCCCACAATCTGAACAATAATTATCTCTTATGGATACTATAGAATCGCATTCAGGACAACGTACATCTACAGGAACTAATTTAGGCATTTCCCTTCCTTCGATATATTGAGGTACTACACTTACTTTTGCTAATTTTGGAATTTGTTTTTGAGCGGCTACTATAACCTGAATAAACGCCTCTCTCTTTTCAGAAAACTGCCATTTCCATACAATGTCTTTTACTTTTTTTAATGCTTTTTCAAAATTCATTTTTATCACCTCATTTTAATTTTTCTGAACAATATTTTAATAAATCTCCTTTATGAATTAAAATTTGAAAATGCCATAAAGATAAGATACAAGCTAAATTTCTATGTTTGAAAAATAAACCATAATTTTCTTTACAGAATAAGAAAGATATTGTTATTGTTGCATCACTATCCTCTAAAAATTTATTAAATAATTCAACTTTTGTCATTTCATTTCTCCTATGAATTTATTATACCACAATAAAGCTTAAAAGTCAATACCTCTTATTCCCATTCAATATCTTCAAACATTTCATTTACAAAAGTCCAACCAAGAACTTCTTCGTTATAAGAACATATATAACCTTTATAATCCTTGCCTACTATTAATAATTTCTTCCCTTTATACTTTGTCATTTGTTTTGCAAAATAAGCACGTGGAACACCATTATTAGTCCTATATACATGATTTACTACTAAATCTGTTCTTATTAAAACACTGTCTCCTATTTTAAATTCTCGCATATTTGTATTCCTCACATTCTTTAGAGAAATCAGATACAGCTACTGGCATATAATCAGGCAAATTTTCAGGAACTTTGCTTAAATGCCTAAAACATTCAGTGCAAATACAAGGTTTTTCTGCTTCTTTGTAGCTAGCAGAACAAAATGACATATCTTTATAGCACAACATTTTATTGCTCCTCCACTGTTATTTCACTATCTACTTCTTCATATTCACTAATATCTAATCTATCCATTTCCCGCTCGGCTTCTTCATAAGCATCTTGTAAATGATTAAGAGTTAAATAAGTAGTATATTCAACTGTTTTTTTAATTGTTACTTTAAATTCTTTTATCAAATTATTTCACATCCTTAAAGTATTAAATTCGCCTAAATAAAGCCCAAATGAATGAACTAAAGAGTATGTCTTTTCTAAATCTTTAGAAGTAGTGACACTAATGCGGTAAATATAACTTTTATTTACTTCCTGCTCTATATATTCTAATGACGATTTCTCTATAAGCTTCTTAAATAAATCTTTCTCTAGTAATCCATTAATAGTGCAAGCTAAAATACCATTGATAGGTAAAGTATCTGTTGCTTTCTCATATTTAAACTTTATCATATAGTTGCACCCATGAACGAATAGCCCAAATCGGAATCCATCTCCTCGTTAAATCAGAAATTTCAACTAAAACTTGCAAATTACCTTTGATATTATTTTTAACATCTATAACTAATACTTCCCTGAAAGAATCAGCGTTTTGAATGTCACTTACAGTACAAAAAGGCTTTAGAAAATATACTTCTGAAACCTTTACTTTATCTCCAATATTAAAAGGAATCATTGTAGTCAAAATCATTCTTTCACAGCCTCCAATACTTCAAGAGTCATTTTACTTGTTGGATTATCAATCAAATACATTTTCTTTACTGTCTCTTTTGATGGAATAAAGCTTATCACAAATATCATAACCAACCAAATTATAATGCCTTTTTTTAATATGTTGATGTCCTTTCTTTCTTCTGAATTTTTTGTAAGTTCATTGATTCCATGTATAACAAGCACTATAGTAAATACACTTAAAATTATAAAAATAGTGCTCTGTAAAGACTCTAAAACTCCTAACCAATAAATTGTCCACGGACTAATCATTTTCATTCACTCCTTCTTTAAAATCCAATTCTTTTTCATCTGCAAATTCAATCGCATTTGTTTCTAAATCTTGAATAATACAATAACCACTAACATTTAATAAAATTCTATAAAGCTTTCCATTTTTCATTACTTTTGTTAATTTTTCCATATCTTCACCTCGCCTTTATTATACCATACTCAATTTCTATTGTCAACTTTTAATTTAATGCTCAAATTTCACTTCTGAGGAGTTTTATTCTTCGCAAGAGTAATCCTCCCTAAAACTCTATAAAACTCCTCAGAGGTCAAATATATGCGTCTGAAAGGTATGTTTAAAATAATGTGCATTTGTTATTTTCTGCTCCATTTTAATAAAAATAAAAACAGCAAATAAAGATTAAATTTATTAAGTTTTAAAATACACGTCTATAATGTGTATTAGATACTTTAATAATAATCTTTATTTGCTGTATAATTAATCTTTTTTTACGTAAGACCAATCTTTAGTTCTTGGTAGAAGTAAAGAAAGTCTTGTAAGAGGTAAAACGACATAACAATTATGTCCTGTAATAATCTTAGCCTCTTTAGTATTTTCTAAATTCTCAATTACTCCTTTTACTTTTTTACCCATATTGTAAAATGATACTACTGTCCCTACTTTTAAACAATCCTTCAAAGAAGCATGGAAAACTATATCATCTTCTCTGACTTGAACCATTACTTCATTTACTTTTACTGTCCAATAACCCTTATAAGGTATAGAAAAAGTTACTGTAGCTAAAGTCCCTTTAGGAATTCTCATACCTTTATAATAGCAATCTTTTACAAATTTAAATACATCTCCAAAACTAATGTCATTTGAGCTTTGATAAGTTTCTATCATAAGCACTCCTCCAATTTCGCTATTTTAAATCCATGCTTGCCTCTATATAATACATAATTTTTTGTTTTTAAACAGGCTACAAAATATTTTAAAGTTACAATAGGCAAATTTATAATTGAATTTTTTAATGCGTTTTCTATTACATATTCTTTAGGTAATTCATATTGACTTGCTTCTTTGATATTTTGTGCTTTTTTTGTACTGTAGTCGTTGTTAAAAAATCCAATAAAAGTTGAAGGACTAAGAATGATAGAATAGTTATTTGTTATTTCAGGATTTTTATATCCTTCTTTTATTAGATATATTGCTATAATTTCAGCATTTTCTTCTTCTACATAACATTTATAAATACCTTTGGAAGTATCAAATACAAGATTTGGATTAAAAATATCCCCTATGCACACTTGTGACGATACTTCCATTATTCCTCTAAATGTTTTCATTCGCAAAAAGCAATGATTTCATCAGGAGCATCTTCTGCCGCTAATATTGTTCTATTTAATCTTTTATTTAGTATCGCATAGGAGAGACTTTTTAATCTTTTTGCATCTACACTAAACCAATTATCTTTAATACGAATACGAAATACTTTCTTGGAAACTGTAAATTTACTTAAAGTTTTTGGAACAGTTAACATAACAGTTACATCACTGGAAAAATCACAAAATGTATCATCATTTTTAGTTAAAGCTTCTTTCATTTTTTGAAAAAGCTCTTCGCTTATATAATTTCTCGTTTCCATTTTTACCCTCCTTAATTTAAATAAGTTTTACAATTTTGAAAAGTATTAACATAACTATATTTATAAGTTGAATTGCTATAAAAAATACCTCTATCTTCAATAAAAAGCCCCGCTAGAATGGGGTCAAATCCTTTTCTCATTATACAAAACTTTGAATAACTTTCGAGGTTTTCTAATACTTCTGTCAAATCTTTAGATTTAAGGTCTTTCATCCAACATAAAATCTTTGCAATAAAATTCATTGTATCACTATATGGCAGATTTCTTGGTGTCATAATGCTACTAATAATGCCATTATGCATTATCAGCGAATCTGCCCTGCCATTAAATAAAACAGTATCAGCAATATCAGAAGAAATTTTAAAAGGATGACAGTTTAAACTATTAACAGCTCCATGTGTAGCAATTCTAAAATGAATTGCTACGTTATAATCCCCTTTAGAAAATGGAAGATATGATTTATAAAATTTATCAAAATCAAAAAATCCCTTCATCATATATGGTGCTTCTTTATCTTTTTGAACCATAAATCCTGCACCATCAGGATTGTTTTCAAATGCTTTCTGTAAAATTGCTTTTTGCACTTGCTTTCCTTTAGGTTGGTAAATTACAATACACATTTATATCACTCTGCTTTCTTTAATTATAAAAGTTTTTTATCCAAGAACAACATCCTTTTTCTTCATTGTTCGAGTTTCCCAATATTCTACAAGCTCTTTATAGCATCCTTTAGGTTTTGCAAATTCCATTAAAGTATTAAAATTAGCTGTTTCAATGTTTGCAAAAGGCAAACTAGCACATAAATTGATAAGAGCATCGCAAAACTCAATACAAGCTAAAATAGTTTCAGGTTTTAAAGTTCCCCTAAAAATACGAAATTCATATGTTTTAGATGTTTCATTTACTGCTACATAACGACTGCCAGAAGAATACTCTTTTACTAATTTCATTTTTTGTGCAAGAGTACAAGTTTTAATCATTGGCGCATCCCCTAAATTATTAGCCGCCCATCTATTAATGCTGGAACTTTTGCGGCGTGTAAATTTCACCACATCATCCCAGTTATTACTCAAAAACAGAAGCACTTTTTCAAAAGCTTCCCTTTCTACTGTAGATTTAGTAATATGAACATGCAATCCACAAGAAGTAGTTTTATGAGAATTAAACCCTAAATCAATCGCCCTTTTGCAAAATTCATCAAGCTTGGATTCCTCTCTCCAATAGTTAAGAGTGCAAGGATGACTTACAAATTCAATTCCGTCATTTAAACTGCCATCATGTTTTGCATAGAAAATTTTTGAATCTCCAATAATTTCTTCCGCATAAAGATTATTTTCTCTGCCCTCAGTTTCGACTTCAATACCAAAATAACGAGAACTATCTACACCACAAAATATAGGGGTAGGTTTGTAACTATAATTTTCTACCTTAACAACAGAACTAGCACATGAAGCGCAATAATGTGTATTATTTAAATTTTTTGCTCTACTTCTTAAACCCCTTTTACCACATTTTGCACAATATACCCATTTCTGTTCAAAACATTCTTGACAATAAGATACACTATTTACTCTTTTCAATGGTGCATTTTCTACGTGTTTACCACATTTTCCACAAACTACAGTTTTTTCAGACAAACAATCTGGGCAATAATGGTTTCCTAATGTTGTAGTTTTTAAATCTTCTCTATCAAAAAATTTATTGCACTCATCACAATGTTGCTTATTTTCTTCAACGCATTCAATATGTGCTGGATATTCTACTCCGTCTTTTTGATAAATTGTATAAGTTCCACTAATTTCATTACCACAAATTTTGCAATTTAACATTTTTACATCTCCTTTTGATTTGATAAATGTATTATATCATTTTCTTTTAAATTTGTCAAGACTTTTTTATTCCCATTCAGTTTCAAACATTCCATCTGTCCAATAATAAAAACTATTATCTATAGAGTAAATATTATTAACATTATTTGTTATAAACGCTTTTTTACCTGCCAATAATAACATGCCTCTACAAGCATGCATAGCACGTTTATTATTTCTGTTTTTATAAAGTACACCTAATTTTAAATCTTTCTTATTTTTACTTCTGCTCCTATTGGCATCATTTGTAAGCCCCCTTAGTAAAAATCCCTTACATATGCATTATATCACATGTAAGGGATTTTGTCAAACTATTTTTGCTCACTCTCTAAAATAGAAAGTACAAACAAACTTCCAATTCGGGAAAGTTTGTGTAAAAGCTCAAATTCTTTACTTGGAATTTCTACTATTTCTTGTGTCGTATCATATTCTTTAAAATTTAAACCTTCATAATCATCGCAATCTAAAAGAAGCTTAATAGCAGATTCTATTAATTCTTTTCTTGTTTGTGTAAGTCCTTCCATTCCTTAAACCTTTCTGATGTAACAATATAATCCATTGTCGCTATAATACCTACTGCAAATAGTCCAAAAAGAGCTGTAATGCCAAAGGCAAAAATAACTGGTGCGAAAATAATCCAATAACTTAAAGAGACATAGCCTAATAAGTTAATAGTGAATAAAAAAATCGTTAAACAAGCCGCACATCCAAACATTAATGAATTTCAACTTCCTTTCCTTCTAACCCCGCTCTTTTCAACAATTCTGCTAAAGAAATACGCACTTTTTCAGGTTTCTTTTTCAAACAAGTATAATGCAAATTAAAATTCTCAGGATTGTATGAATGAATTGCAAACTGATTCTTAGGAACGTATACTTCTATAAATAATTCTTCTAAACCTTTTCCAGTTTGTTTTTGCAATTCACCTAAAGAAATTGCTCCTCCTTTACGATAAAAATAAAGACGACCAGTTTCGTAATCTTCAGAAATTTTGCCCCAGCAACCATTTGAAACAAAAACCAGCATTCCTGATTCTAATTGAGGAAATTGCTTCCAACGTTCAGTATCAATAGTATAACCTTTAGGGATATCAATATTATCAAGTTCTTTAGTCGCTTTCTTTACTGCTTTTCTCATTACTGATTCTGCTCTCTTATCCTCACCAAGCATAATAGCAGAACAAAGGTCTACAAATGCTTGAAAATCTTCATCTCCACTTTTTTTGATTTCATCAGTTTTCTTATTCATATTCTTATCACCTTTCATATAAATTTATTTTTAATGTTGAATGACTATCATTTGTATCTTGCCACCAACCAGTAATAACCCTGCCAGTAGGAGTTAACACATAACAAACATCACAATTTTCGTTGTATTTACAACGTATGACAAATTTAAGCAAATTTTCATTATCATCTGTATGATACTCAAAAATCTTACCCCTTTTTAACAGAGCTTTATAAGGCTTAGGAATCCTTTTTAAACATGCTCTTTGTTTAAAATGTTTAGTAAATATTAAATGTAATTTACAGAAATCTATATTTGCTATCTTTTCTTTATCAAATTTTACTGCTATGTGATATCTTTTCATTGGCTACTCTCCTAAAGCAGTTTGTTTAATGTAAATTTCATAATTTATTCCCTCAAACACACGCTCTTTTAAAGTGCTAACAGGTATTTTTAAAATACTTTCAAACAATTTACCTTCTGAACTTGTATCCACACAAATTAAGTTCTTTGCTGTTACATAAACAATGATAAAAGCGGATAATTGTTCTTCTTCTAAAAGTAATCTTATTGGAAAATTATTGTGTTCATATAATATACTTTTAAGGAATAAAATATTGCCAGTAAAAGGCACATACTTTATTCCATTTTCAGCACTTATATATTCAGGTAACATTAATAACTGGTTACTAACCGAAGTCTTCCTTTAAAGTCTAACTTCAAGCCAGAAAAACCTTGTTTTGCTAAATCTTTTTTACGCAATAATTCTCCATCCTGTAACCGTAAAATTGCAATCCATTCATCTTTTGAATTTTTAGCCATAATATCAATAATTCCATCAGATTCAGTTTCTACCTTTACTTCTAAAGGATTTAATTGAATATCAGCATCATTAAAACTTACATCCATAAGTTCACGATTATCTTTTGGTGCAGTTTTATTAGGTACTTTCATAATGTAATGCCCTTCGGAAATAGCTCGAATCATTAAAGTCTTGCCGCTATACTTTTCTTTTTCACCTGTCAATCCTTGTTTTAATGTTACTACATCGTTAATGCGAAAATTCATACTATTATCTCCTTTATTTTTAGTGTATTTATATTATACCACAACTATTTTATTTTGTCAAGACTTTTCAACGATAACATCGAAATTCTTTACCTGCAATCTTTTCTCTAATAGGGAGATAGTTCGTTTCAAAGAAAGTCACATCTCCTACATTGTAAGCATCAATAATTCCACATTGGTCATCTTTAAGTTCTGTTTCAATATTTCTAATATCTTTTGCATCGCAATCTTCGAATGCAAGTAAATAAGTTTCAAAAGTAGTAGGATAAGAAATAGCAGTTTTTATTTCTTTATAGGATTCATTACTAAAACTTACTCCACCATCTTTTTTGAAACTACCAATCAATAAAGGTTTTCGCCCTTCTTGCATTAAACAAAATCTACTTGGAGATTCAATAGTTTCCAGAATATCTTTTATCTTCATGCTTGTTAATGTTTTAATTTTAGACATAATTTTATAGGTGAAATTACAAGTATCACTATATTTATCTTTCTTATTTACAGAAATACTTTTAATAACACCATTTTGCATAAATAAAGAACTATACTGTCCTTTTTCGCTAATAGTTTTTTCAACACTTTCTTTAACAATAAAAGGATGACAGTTTAAACTATTAACAGCTCCATGCGTTGCAATTCTAAAATGAACAGCAATATTATAACCTTTATCACTTTCAGCCACTTTCTCATATGCCTCATAAAATTTATCAAAATCAAAAAATCCCTTTTGCATTTTAGGAGCTTCAAGTAAATCAGATTGGTACATAAATCCTGCACCATCAGGATTGTTTTCAAATGCTGTTTTTAATGTTTCTTTTTTTAGTGTAGCTTTTGCTGGTTTATAAATTATAATACACATGTTATAACCTCTCTTTCAATATCTTATGCACTTATTATACCACAACTATTTTATTTTGTCAAGACTTTTTTATTCCCATTCACTAATAAACATTTCATCTGTCCAATAGTAAAAACCATCATCTAAAAGTATATGATATACATTAACTTCATGCCAAATTATTGTTGTTTCTTTACCTGCATAAACTAGCATATCTTCTATAACTCTTACACCACCATAAGTTTCTGTAGTTTTTAAATCTTCTCTTATTCTTACTCTTGTTCCTATTGGCACTATTCCCAACCTCCAAAATAATGTCTAAAATAAGCATGAATCTGATTTGTATTCACTCTTAATTTCTCTTCTTTATTTTTTATTCTTGTAAGCATATATGTGCCATCTGAAAATTTCTGTGTACAAATATAATGTTTGTCTTTTTTCGCCACAGAAGTCCCTGAACTAAAGTCACATAGACATTTGAATTTATCTCCTAATTCATAAGATTTCTTCACTTTAATTTTTTTATTTATTTGGCAATCCTTTACGAAAAATCCTATATGAGGAAATAAAATATAGCCTTTTTTAGTAACTCTTTCTATAACAAATCTTGTTTTGTCAATTTTTACTACATCTCCTGCTTTATATCTCATCTCCACTACTCCCATTCTGACCTACAAACACAATTTTCAAATAAATACTCTATATCAATATTCCAATTTGTTCCCCTACCAAAACTATATTGATTTTCTGTGTCTGTATGCCCTGCTTTAGTTGTTATCCAAGATTTGTTGGAAACTAAAACTTTAGACCAACTATCATATATTTTAATTACCCGCAATAAATCACCTCTGTGAAATACATTACCATCATGTTTGAAAGGACTAGTAACTATAAAATACTCTCCTAGTATTATGCTCAATTTTTTCACTCCCATTCTAAAGATGATTTTGGTATAAAATATTCATTAATATCATAATCTCTAACATACCAATGACAATCACCTTGTGCTCGAATTTCAGCTAATGTTATAGGTGTTCTATTAAAAAGCATTATTTGGGCACTATTGCCATCATGTAAACAATCATAAGGAACTCCATCGGGATAGTAAACACAAAAAAGTGTTTCACTGCCACAAAAAACTCCTGTGCTTTCAAATATTGTTCCTTTAGGAAAAGTCCTTAATCCATCAGAAAACTGACTTTTTGTTATAAAAGTTTCTTTGTATTTTTTCATAACTCTTACTCCCATTCCTCATAGACAATTTCTTTAAAATAAATTCTTAATTCTCTATCATTTAAAAACCAATAACATTCTTCTGATGCTAAAAGCTCATCTTTTGATATAGGAGATAAACTTAAAACAAAATTTACATGTCCATTACCAGTATGCAAATTTTGTTTTAAACTGCCATCAGGATTATAAACACGGAACAGATTATTACCCCTAAAACTAATTAATCCTGTAGCCATAAATATTGACCCTTTAGAAAACAACCTGTCTCCAATATACTCTTTTTCTAATAATCTAAATCTTTTTCCATAACTAATTATCTTCATTTATTGCCACCTCTTAAAAAAAATCCCTTAATATAGTTTTATTATACCATATTAAGGGATTATTGTCAACTTTTTTTTGTTTTTAGAATCTCAGACAATAAACCTTGCGGATTTCCTGTTACACTTTCTCTTACTTCTACATCGCCATTAGAAGAAGTTACAACTCTACGCTCTGCTATAACTTTATCACTCTTTGTTTGAATTTCTTGTATCTTTTCAAGATATTTCCATGCTTCTGCCATTGTCTCTGTTACTTCTTTAGTATTTAAGCCACCATCTAACTTTTCAAATGTTACAGCCCTTGATAATCTTTCTAAACTTAAATTTGCAATACTGCTCATAGCATCTACTACATCTTCGGGATTTCTTGTATCAAATTGCTTAAACATTTTATTATAAGCACAAAGCATTCCTTCTTCATATAAAGGACATCTCCGTGCTTTAGTACAAATATTGCAACTTAACTCTGGCATCACACTTGAACTTAAAGATTTTCTTTTCTTTATTCGTTTAATACCTGCTTTAATATTTCCACTCTCGTCATAAATAGGTTCTATTCCCTGTTCAATTAAAGCTTTCTCTGCTTCATCTGTCACACCAGAAGTTAATAATCCTTTTAATAAACCTTGACACTCTTCCTTGCTAACAGCACATTCTACATACTCTTTTTCTTGAACATACTCTTCCCGCTCTTTTGGAATTACATTTTTTTTCTCTTCTACTTCTTCCTCTGTCAAAGTGGATAAATCCATACCACCCTTTAAGAGAGCTGTAAAGTGCTCTTTAAGCGCTTTTCGGCACTTGGTAAGAGTATTTGACTTCTTATCACCAAAAAGCCCACATAAGTCAATTAACTCTTCAAGAGGATACTCATTTATAATAGGATTATCTGTCACAAAATTGTAACAGGCAACAACTAATGATTTACCTGCTTCATCAGGAAGGTTAGTATCTATATTTAATTTCTGTGCCCATTCTTGCCAATCTTCCATATCAGTTGAAAACCATTCTACTGGCGGTAAATTTTCCTTACTCGCTACTTTAGACACTTCCTTTCTTCCAACCCAATATCTTTTACCTCTAAATATATCATTTACATGCTCTTCTAATTTCTTATAGCTTAAAGCACTAATACGCATTAATTCATAAGGAGCCTCTGCTTCTAGTAACTTTTTACTTGTGCATAAATCAAGTATTTTTGCATAATATTCATTTTTCCATTTCTCTTTTGTTAACCGCTTTAATTTTCCACCTTCAAAATAGTTTAATTCTCCATATTGAGCTCCTGTAATCCAACTTGTACTGTCACTTGTATAATACTCATGTTTTAATAATTCCCTATACCCCGATACTGCAAAACCATGTACTTTAGTTTTATATTCCATTGCTATTTCAAATAATTTATCAATTAAAATAGCATCTTCAAATTCATTATAAGAGAATCCTACATAGGGATATGCTTTACACATTCTTTCCCACTCTTCCAATCCTTTTTCTGCATGATAAACATAAATAACAGGAATGCCCTCTTCCTCTAAAGAATGAAAGTATTCTTCTCTCCATTTATTTACTTGTTCTGTTCCTACTAAAGTATCTATATCCATTTCAACACAAGCAAATACTTTTTCTCTATGTTTTCTTACAAAAGCTATATACCCTTTTATATACTCTTCCCAATAATCTACTGTCTTATCTTGATATTCTGCTAAAGTGAGAAAGGTATGTGCTCCACTATCAATTAACAAAGAGTTCTTCTTAACTTTATCAAAACGTTCTACAATTTTATCTTTTCCACGCCGCTTTATATACCAATAAGACTGCAATAGACTAGAAGTAACGTCTATTGCAGTATAGAAATTTTCTTCTGGTTCAACGCCAGAAAGAAATAACGTATATCCATTTTTCATTAACTAATTCTCCTATTATTTAGGTAATCTAACACTATTGGCTTCTAACCAATCCAAAGCTTTTTTTGTTCTTGGAGTTAAACTTGTTTGCACCCTTCTAAGCCAAGATAAACTTCTTCTTGTTGCTGGGCTAGTAATCTTTACTTGTGGGGAGGTATTCACTGCACTCTTTTGCGTGTTAGAACCTGTTCCCTTACCATTAATAATTTTAAACATTGTTTTTACCTCCTTCTATAACTCTAAAATAATTAGGATATTTATGTTTTGCTTTCCATTTACAGTTTCCACATTCCCCGCATTCTGCACCATCTACAGGAAAGTTACAACTAAAAGTATTTCTTAAAGGAACCTTAAACTTGCATCCTACGGTATAAATTTCATCTTTAGTATTATTGATATAAGGTGCCTCTAATCCAATATGAGGATTTTCTACTTGAACTAATTTCTCCATTGTTTTTAACCAATATTGTGTGCAATCAGGGAAAGGTTCCTCTACCTTTATCAACCCTAATAATATTATAGCACATCTTGCTTTAATTGTCAAGGTTGAAAGTGCTCTTAATATAAATTGAGCATTTCTATAAGGAATGTATTCTATTTCTGTTTTGTAAACAGGCATTTCTAATTCAATATAGTTAAGAATTTTATCTTTTACTAATTCAATTATTTTTCTTGCCGCTTTTGTTTCTTCTTGATTATACTGAGTAACAATATGTATTACCGTCAATTTATTAGGTAATTTATCAATAAAATCATAAAGCAACACAGTGCTATCATACCCACCGCTATATAATAAATAAAATTCGCAATTATCCATTTTATGCCAACTTCCTATAGTTAATAATAGTTACTTTTTTCTTATATTTTCTTAATTGCTGAATCATATTCCAAGTACCTCTTGAAACACCATCCCAAAATATAATTCCTTCTGTAGCTTCCTTTGCCATTTCCTCGTTCCTTTTTAATGGAGCTACTTTAGAGGGATAAGTTTCATAATCAGGGGGAAATTTTACACATTTCAAATTATGAGAAGAAGCATAAACCTCTCCCATTGAATCTGCTCCTTTAGCATTACCACTAATTATAATTACTTGTTCACCATTTATATGAAAATCTAAAACATCACATAATAATCTATAATCATTAAATTCTCTTGTACCAGCCACAACTATTTTTCTCATTTATTCAACACCCTTTCAATTAAAAATTCTGTAGCATTTTCTGTTATCCCCATATCATATAAAGATTTTGCATCTAATAAAATTAAATTCTTCTCTAAATATTCATCTGCATTTAAATTTCTGTCATCTATATAAACATCTGCATAAATCTTTCTTGTAGCAGATAATTGATTTCTTAATTCAAGAGTCGGAGCATACCTTTGTAAAGTTTCTTCTACATCATTATTAACTGCATCAAATTTTAATCCAAATAGGTTATTGCACCAACTTACAGCTTCTTCTAATTGTTCACCACCTCTGCAAGTAAAAAGAATTATTTTATTTCCCATTTCTTGCAAAGCTATTAAAAGCTTAATAAAATTAAAACGACAAGAAAAATATTTATCACCTTTCCACCCTCGATAATACCCAGTAACAGGCTCACCTATTTCTGGATACTTATTTTCACATAATGTTCCATCAAAATCTACTGCTATAATTTTCATGTTTTATTACTCCCATCCATAAAATTCCTTAAATTCTTTGCTAATTTTATTTTTTATCATTTCCACTCATCCCTATCATTAACTTCCTTAAAAAAATATAGAAAGTTTCTACCTGCCATATTAAACAATATTGGACAGTCAAAAGTATCTGCCACTCTAACAAAAACTCTTTCATTTCTTTCCATTGCTCTTCGTGGCGTATAAGTATAGAAAAATTTATTTTGTCTTAACTGCTTTATATCTAAGGGAGTTAATGAACTATGTTTAAAGATACTATATAAAGTATCTAGGTCGTTACTTCTCAATTTAAATTTCTGCATTTTAATCTTCCTTATAATTAAAATAGAGGCGTAGCCTTGACTACACCTCTATTATATCATAACTACTCTTGCTTGTCAAGTAACTTATCTAACTTTTCTTCAATTCTTGCTTGATTCTCTAATATTTACTTAAAATATACACTATCCTGCTTTCTTAATTCTTTCATTATAACATCATTTTTAGTTTGTTGTAAATTTTCTATGTAGTTTAATATGCCTAATAAATCACCCAAAGCTCCTAAAGTATCCAGAAGACTATTATTATTTCTGTTATTATTCATCTTTAACTACATATTTGTAGTATCTATAAGCCTTTCCTTCTGGAACATCTACATCCTCAATGAACGCTTTAGAGAGTTTCGCCGCCATTGTAATATCTTCACCGATAACTGTGTTGTAATCGCTGTAGTACATATTAATAACATAGTGAAAATCCCAGAGGTTTTCAGTGATGCCGACAATCCTAGCAGCCTCATCAGTACGCTCCTTGCTCCATTTCTCGCCAGTTGTACCACCTGCATTTATCATCTCACTAACGGCTTGTTTCGCTAAGTCCTCATCAAAATGCTCGCCATTAACACATAAATAAATGTCTTCTTCTATATCTTCATAAACTTCTTTTAAATCTGTTGTAGGATATTTTAATCTACATTTTAATATTTCAACTAAATCATCAATCCAGTTTTGCTTCTTCGTCAGATGCATTAACGACTTCTTCATGTGTGACACTTTCTATTCCCCCTAATGCTTTACTGATAGGCTCGCCTATATACTTATCTGTAAGCTTATTTACTAATTCCCCACTAACTGCTTGTTTTATAGACTCTGGTGGGTGTCCTAACGCTGTTAAAACTCTAGCAACATTTGGATTATCTAATGTTGCTAAGGCTTTTGTTAAAGATTCTGTTCCACCATTTTCATTAACTGCTTTTATAAAGCCCTCTTTAGAATTGCCATAGTTATTTGCCAGTTGCTGTGCCTTTGCTATAGCTTCCTCTATTTGTGGGGAAATTTTTATCCCCAGAGCTTTCAGTATACTTAATAGATTCATTTGAATCCCCCTTATGTTGAACTGTCTTCATTTCTCTTATCTCATTACGTAATTCACTAACTACAGACATCAATTCTGCAATAGTTTCTTCTGATGTTTTAGGAGGTACTATATCTCCTAACTCTACTAATCGTTGATAATACTTTTCAGCTTTATCTAAAGCTTCTTGCGCTGTCTTCTGTAAAGCAGTATAAGCATCATTTGTAACACCAACTTGCTGTCTTTCACCATATACACTATAAGAATAAATAAAGCCATTTTCAACATAAGCTGAAAAATAATTTTTAGCTACTTGTGTAGCTGTTATATTAACAGAGTTTAAATCCATACATTTATTCTCCTTTTAAACACAACTCTTTAAACATAGGCAGTGTTTTTACCCAAGAACAAAATTCTTTCCATTCATCTGAACGATGGGTATTTCTCTGATGATAAATAGATAATAATTGTAAATAATTTGTAGTCATTCGTGCTGTCATCTGCAATCCCATAGGAATATTAGATAAACAAGCATCTATGCCAATCTCACCTTTTTTATAAGCATTTACATATCTTTGTGAAATTTTCAATAATTCATTATCCACTAAAGGACAATGTTTATCTAAATCAAGCATTGTAATACGATGCATTTTGCTCATTGAACTTATAAAATCAATATAGTGATATCTTTGTAACTGTTGCCATGTATACTGAGGCAAAGTTAAATCAAATTGTACTGTAATTCCCTTTAAAGCACAATTATGTCCGCTACCTAAAGGAGAATTGCCTAATCTAATACCTCTTTCTATATGTTTATTACTACCAGATTTATTTTTAATTATTTTTTCTGTCGCTTCTACTTCCTTTAAAAATTCCTCTTCATTTAATTCTGTAGATAACATAGGATAGCCAGAGGCTATTAAGCTCTCTGGCAAACCATATATTCTAACATTTTCTATCTTCATACTATACTCCCATTATACCCTAAAAATCCATATTTGTCAATAGATTTTTACTATTTAATTTCTAATAATTTATGTATTTGTAATCCTAATTTAGCTTTTAGTTTATCTTTCATTAACCAACCCATTATTTCTCTTGCTAATTCTAAATCACAATTCACAGGAGAAAAAATAAGGCTTGCTTTAGTTTTATATTTCTTTAAAATCCGTTTTGCTTCTTCATAATCATGGATATTAGAAATAACAAACTTAACTTCATCATTTACTTTTAGCTCTCCTAAATTCTTATAACAATTTAAATCTGGTGCTAATACTGTTCTGCTACTAGGTAATTTAACATCCATACAATATGAATAACTTCTTACATATTCACAATGCTCTATAGGAATTGTCCCATTTGTTTCTACTGTAACAATATAATCATTATACAATAATTCATAAACTAAAGGCATAGTTTCTTCCTGCATTAAAGGTTCTCCACCTGTAATACAAACATATTTATTTCCTAATGCCCCTATCTTATCCATTACCAATCCTAAATGCATCTTTATTCGTTTGCCTGTCATTGAATGTTTCTCATCACAATACTTACAAGCATAGCTAGGAGACATCTCAAATAAATTGCAACCAAATAATCTAACAAAGGTAGTAGGATAGCCTGTATACTTCCCCTCACCTTGAATACTACTAAAAATCTCTGTAATATACATTTACTGTGACTCCCATATTACCCTATTATTATCCGTTTCGGCTAATTCTATTTTGGTCAGTTTAACTTTTAAACTATTATCCTCTATTAAGGCTTCTACTCTCCATGCCATATCTAAAACTAACATTTCTGCGGTAGGATTATAAAAAAATCTGTTTAAATCTGAATGGTCATAGAGCTTTGTTATTTCATTTATAATATATCTCTTTATAGCTCCAAAATCTTCTACCATACCACCATCTTGTACTTCTCCTTTTAAAAAGATAGTATACTTATAAGAATGTCCATGTAGTTTAAGGCATTTTTCATTAAATGCTGTTGGATTTACTAAATGATGAGCGGCTTCAAAACTACTGCTAACTGCTAATGTGAGTTCTTGGTTCATAGTATGCCTCCTTAAAATAAAAGCCCACCATTTAGGTGGGCTATGACTGTTATACTCTAGTCAGAGTTATCTCAATGATACGAAGAATTTCAAAATTGTACGTTCTTCACCATCAATTTCAACAACGTCAAATCCAATTCTAGTAACTACATCGTATCCTGCCACAGCTAAATGCCCTCTTGAAATAGCAATAGCTTTACATGTTTGATTAATGGCACTCAATTATGTTATCGTAAAGGCTTTTTATCCTCTACTTCTAACAGTTCGTTTCCTGTTAGTTCGGCATATCTTTTCATCTTATAACGCTCGAAAAGCCCCAGATTTCCAACGTAATTTAGCATGAAGTTTATCATGTTCTTTTCCTATGTCACTTGCCGTTCTTCCTTTTTCAAGATATTCTCTTTGTAAATATTCTTTTGTAATTACGCTTCTTAATCCTTTGTTCTTACTCATATAACCTCGTTATAAGCGGCGGGGACTCGTGGACAGATTATATTCTCTAAGAGGTTCACTGTCTATGCTCTGCTTGTGGTTTAGCTTTTAAACTAAACCTTCCAATCTGATTAGCTTCTCAGCTTTCCAGTTTTCTTCCCCGCTATTTTTCATCACATCACTGTGATGGGAGCCAATTAGCCTTTAGCTCCGATTGCTTGCAATACTACATCTTTTGGTGCTGTATCTCCGTCACCTTTCAATGTGTGGCTGATTGAGCCTGCTACACTTTTTGCATTACTTGTTGAAGAAACTTTAAATAAAGCTGTTTTTTCCATTCTATCTTCCTCTTTCCTTTTATAGCCCTTTACAGGCTTTTTTAAAATTATTACAAATATTATTATATCACATTTTTGTCTTTTTGTCAAGACATTTTTTGATTATTTTTCCATCATCTAGAATATCTAAAAAATCTTTTAAACGTAAAAATACAAAATCATCTGCTTCTGCTATTCGCTTGCCATTTTCATTTTTCTGCGTTCTATGCATAATGACTATAGGTAGTTTACCTTCAATACAATCGCTTTCAGCTTGCTCAAACCATGTATTAACTTGCCATCTATTTTGATTTTTTAGTTCTAAATGTAATTTGAAATCGTAATCTTCATTTAGATTAACTAAGTCTCCTCTTAACAAAGTATTAGCTGAGGATTTTTGAAATCCACCACTGGAAGGAACTCTTGAAAAATCTAAATCAGGAAATCTTTCGCCCAAAAGCTTCCTTACCTTTGATTCATAAGATGCCCCTTTTCTCCTACTGGATTTAGCTTTTTTACTTAATTTAATCCGATTTTCTAACTCTACTATTTCTTCCGAATCAGGTTCATATCTTTTTAAAAGTTCTAACCGTTCTTTAAGAACATCTACTTGCTTCACTCTACACCAACCCTAGCACTTCTGTTAGCATCTGTAAAGTCTACTCCACGTCTAGACAGCTCTCTACTAATATTAAATTTTAAATCTTCTAAGCTATCTAATACATCTTTTAAATAATCAAGTCTTTCTTGCAAATATATCACCCTTTCCATTGCCTCTTTAGCGGAAGGATATTCTGCAAGTTTTAATTCTTTTTCTGTAAGACTCATTTTTACTGGAAAACTTTTATAAATTAAAGCTTTTTCCATATTTAACTGACTCTGTGCTTCCCTTAAATACGCTCTTGTTTGAGATATGAGCGTTCTTACATATACCCTTTGCTGTACTGTAGCATGAAGATACCTTCCTATTTCAGCGGCAGGTAACTCATCTAAATATCTTGGCAATTTTAAATAGTCTCTTTCAATATTCTCATTGGAGAAAGGGGTTACACCTTCTTGTGAAAGTTGACTTTCAATCTTGTCAATTAAAGTCACCATAAATACCTACTCCTATCATATGCGAATCTTTGAAGTTTGATGCTCCCCAAAAGTATACTGGTGCTTTTTTAAGCTTCACGTTTGCACTCATTGCTGGATTCCCATTAAAATCAATTCCCAATCCTAAACCAAAATTAGGCTGTAATGTCGTTGTCTTAATTTTATACTCTATCTCTATATCTCTATCTATATTAACAGCATCTTTTTTAAACTCAAAATTTTCTTTAGTATCAGGAACAATTTCAATCTCTTTACCATTTATATTAGCTTTAAATTTATAATTATCTTTTATATTTAAATCCGCTTCTGTTTCATCTTTTTTTTCTATTACTTGAACTTTCGCTTGTTCCTTAATACTTGAATCTAATGTAATTTGAGGACGTTTTATATCCTCAACTGTTAATTCGCCATTATCAATATTTACTGCTGATTTATAAATAATCTCTGGCGGTTTGTTATAAAAATAAAAACACGCTACACTTAAAAAAATGCATAATATCCAAGCATACTCTTTAAATATTTGCCATACTTTCATAAGTTAAAAGCTTTGCCCCGAACCATAAAGTTATAAAGGCATAAAAAAGCAGTAACTAAATAAATTGCGCCAAATAGCCAAATTAAAACTGGACTAAGTGTTACTGGCAAAAAAGTATATATTAAATAAGGCACTACACAGAAACAAAAACTGAAAGCCACACAAACAATAGACATTACTATTACCCCTAATAACATGCCTAATCCATAAAATACCTTAGAAAGAATTTTATTCACTATAACACACTCCTTTATATTTACAGTTTTTACAACTACCGCTTTTTGTACTACCCTCTGGTCTATCAGGTATTCTGTTTTTTGCTATACATTCATTCAAAAAAGTATATTTACTTTTTATCTCTTGCATTATACTCTCATCCCAATAAACAATAAATTCTTTAATCTCTTGTGTATTTTTATTTTCATACAAAAAATCAATGCTATCTATTGGAGTGGTTTTGTAATCTTCTATAAGATTTAACATTTTTAAAAAGCTTTGTTTTCTGCTTTTCCGCTCTTTTACTTTTAAAGATTTATCTAAAGATAAGTAATATTTATTAGCAAGTTCTTCCCCACAAAAGTCCTCACTCTGCATTGCTTGCCTTATCGTTTCAAAACAATACATATAAATTGAAGCTTGTTTTATATGTTCTGGTTTAGGTTCTAATAATCCTACATATTCACAATGATTAATTGACTTTATCTCTAATACACCTAAATGTCCATTGATTAAAGCCAATCCATCCGCATTCCCTAATATTTGTAGTTCTGCATTAAATACTGGTGGCTCTTCTTGTAATAATAAACCAGATTTTATTAAACAATTTTGTATCCTAGTATGAACATCTTTACCATTATGAAACACTCGTTTTGTTCTTGGCTTAATTACATTTGTGCAATCATAAGACTTTCTAACATAATAAAGTGACCTTACACAGTCTTTTATTCCACTAGGACTATTGAAGCCGTGTTTTCTTCCTTCATCATCTTTTTCAGTTAATAAATAAGAGTCTATTGCTGTTGTTAAAGGGCAATTTGACCCCTTCATAATAGAAAACAGGCTAGTAGCTGAACCTCTTACTTTTAACCGCTTCATTACATAACCTCGTATAATACTCTTTCATTTTTTAAGAATACTTCTTCTGAAACTAAAAACCAAGTTTCAGGAACTAATCTATAGTTATGAACACTAAATCCTATAGCATTCTCATTTTTATTTAAACTCTTTAAATCTTCTTTATAGTCTAAAGCTATACTTCTACCTTTTACTAAAGTATCAATAACCTTTACTTTAAATAATTTAAAGATTAAAGAGGCTTTTAACGAACAGTCCTTTACTCTAAAGACTACAAATCTCTCATTCTTGCAATCAAAAACTAATAGAGGGCTTCTTAGTCCGTCCTTTATAGCTTCCTTTGCAATTTTAGCTAAAATCTTTTGTTCCAGCTTATAGAAATCTTTATCAGTAGTCTTACACTCAACTAAGTATCTTGATGTTCTTACATCACCCTTAGCTTGCCATAAAGAGCCACTAGCCATTACTGTTTTTCCACCTAATATTTTTGCTACATCTTTTTCTTGTTTGTTACTTTTGTACTTTGTTGTTCCTTTTCTCGCCATGCTTTTTATCACCTATTCCCTTGTACTGGTGGTGGCTTCCAAAAGATACAATATGTTTCTTCACCCTTAATTAAATCATACTCTGTAACATCTGTATTAATACAGCCTCTGTCATAAAACCAACAATTATGACAAGAAGCTGTATAATACCCTCGCCTTACCAGAATATCATATAAAAAAGAGTTATAGCCTCTATTGTATATGCTCATCTGATGTTAACACCTTTTCCCTTATCTCTTCAAATAAAGCTCTGTTAGAACGCAATAATTTAATTAAATTATCTTGCCCCTGTGATAACTGCTCACCATTATAGTAATACCAGCCACCTCTGCGTTCAACTATTCCTAACAATACTGCAATCATAATTAATGCTTTTTCGTTATCAATGTCCCCTCTTTGAATATAGTCACAGGTGTCTGTATAAATATCATACTCACCTGTTCCATAAGGAACGCCAGCTTTATTTTTCTCGATTCTAAATTTGATTGTCTTACCTACAATTCTTTTCGTTTCTCCACTACCTACTGCAATAGTATCGCCCATACGTAATCTAATCTCTAAAGTATTCGTAAATCCAGTGCTTCTACCACCTGTTGTATACTCTGGCAAAGGGAATAATCCCTCTGGACTATATCTTCAACTCCCGCTAAGAGTGCTGTGCGCTTCCATTTAAAGCCTTAGCTACTTTGCATTTCAACAAAGCCGTACTCTACTCACTTACCCACATAATATAAGCAATACACATTATGTTTCTGTTTTCGATAGTCTCTACACCTTCCTCTAATGAGGCTTGGCACGGTATTCTGCCTATTCACCGTTAGCCATTTCTGACACCGCTTTTGCGTTCACACAGTTTTTTACTGTAAGTCGCCCTACAGGGAAGCCCAAATCTCTTAATAAATCATTTGATTTATCTTAATTCAACTTCCATACATCACGCCAATTTTCTCTCTCAACTGATTAATTGCGACAACTGTAGAAGGAAGTTTTCCCTCCCGCTCTAATGCGTTATTAAACAACTGAAATTTACCGTGGTATTCACCCAACATTTTAGGCTTAATTCCCATTTGATAACTTTCATCAAAATCAGAAGTCAATACTTTAGTTGGTAGCAGAGCGGCGTAAGAATCAATAACAATCAATTCTACTCCTGCTCTCTGCAAGGCTATAGCTATATCTAAAGCTTCTTCCATTCCATCAGGTTGACAAAATAAAAGTGACTCTAAATCTATGCCGTTTTCTATTGCCCATTCTTTTGTAAGACTACCTTGTTCCGTTTGTATCAAAGCACAAGTTAAAGGAATATCACCATCTTCTGCTACAATTTCTATATCTTCGCCATCAACTGTAACAAGTTTCTTTTTCATTTTTTGAACATTAGCAATCATCTTATAAGCTAATAATGATTTACCAGTAGAATAAGCTCCTGCAATAGTTATTAATCTTCCAGAAGGTATTCCACCACCAATTACATAATCTAAAGCCACACTACCTGTTGAAATCTTATAGGACATCTGCTCTTTAATAGTTGCCCCTAAACGTATAGCGTTCTTACCATGCGCTTTATTTATAGTCTTTACTAACTGCTTTAAATCTGGCAAAGTATCACCCCTGTAATGTCATCTTGCCTAATTCCTCTTCAATTACATCAACACAATCAGAATAATCTCTAATAATAACTTCTAACTTATCCTCTAATCTACTTAAACGTATACCAAGAACATTTGGTACTAACCCTTCTGGGGCTACACTTTCAACTGAAATGGTCTCCCCAACAACACACTTTTGTAAACGATTATTTATGTCTTCAAGCATTCCTACCTGAGCTTCTAAAAGTTTTAAAACTTCTTCATATTCACCAGAAGATGTTTTAGAAGAAGAAGCATCTCCTCGGTAAACTAAATCATCTGCCATCTGTCCACCTACTTTAATTGTCATATTCTTTACCTCCTTATTATACCACATAATCTTATTTTTGTCAAGCATTATTTTGCTTCACTATAAGTTCTACCTATATCTCCTACGGCTTCTAATGGAATTGTTAAATTTATGCCCCTACTTGGTAAACAATTTTCCATATGAAAAGTTAATCTCTGCTTGCATAATTTTGCAAACTTTTTAGGGCATACCATGACTATCTCCATAACGTATGCTTAAAAACACACTCGACTATATCATACATCTGCACTATGCCTCCCCGCTTCCATTTAAGGATGTCAACCCACTTTGCATTTCAACAAAGCCGTACTCTACTCACTTCTCAAATAGTAGTAATGTGCAGTTCCTACTATTCTATGCTTTTGTTAGTCTGTGAGGGTGAAATAGTCTTATATAATAACGAATTTATATTATTTTCAATTAAAAACTTTCTAACAATTTTACTGAATTCATATGCTACACATACTGGCAGATACACATAAGGGAACACCCTACCGTCTTTCTTTTTATCTAAATGAACACTACATCTTTTAATTGGAAAAAGTCTATAAAGGATATTTATAAGTTCTTGTACTTCTTCATCATTAAATGTGTTACAATAAATGTGCATAGTATTTTTATGTTTATGTAATGAACCATCATCTAAATAATAATAGATTAATCCATTACAATCTAAATTTTTTAATACTTCTATTTTAGTCATTTGTCCTACTTTAGAAATATGGGGATTTATTCTTGTATCAAATCCTGCAAATTGACTACCTTTTTTATAACCAGAATAACATTTTGTATCCCTAACAACTATTCCAAATTTAGATAAAACATCTTTTTTATATTTTAAATAGTCGGCATTAACACTGCTAGATTTTAAAGAATATGTATTCCTATTCCTAGACTGTGTGATATAACAACCATCCCCTATTTTTAAAGACAATAATAATTGATATAATTCGTTATCCATACTATTTCCTCCCTGCTGATTGGCTACACACTTTCGTGATATACAGTATATTATCACTCTTTGGTAATACTGTATTTTTGCGTTCCAGCATATCGAAGAGTTTAAACACGACAAGTTATTTGACTAAAGTTTATCGTGTACATTAAGTATTTGTCTTGCTCCAATAGATTTTAATACCACATCATTATCCACATCTATCTGTGCTAATGTTGTGCAATCTGCCGCCGCCCCTTGTGATTTTGAATTAACCGCTAATCGTTCATAGTATGAACGTGTTCTACCATCTTGGGAATTTATCCCCCACAAGTGACGTTTATGCCCAGAAAATAATGTTTCTATATAACCATTCTTTCTAGCAAATTGAATTAAATCTCTATCATATTTTTTTAACCCTGCAAAACCTTCAAAATACCTATCTATATATTCTTGTGCGGTCTTTTCATCTATTTCTAGATTTCTTGCTACCGCTATTTTTGAACCACCATAATCTACCATTCTGTTGTCTCTTGTTGCCAAGAGTGTCGGACTATACCTTTAGGAGCCTGCTCCTATCCCCCATTAAATGTATTCGATTGATTTATGTTTTAACATAGCCGATACATTATAAGTCTCTACACCGCTGTTTTCACAGAGTTCGGCACGGTATTGACCTGTTAGGCTTTCACCGTTTTGAGAGGGATTTTACTTCACCCTAGATTTGAGCGAAACCTACAGTCTTAGCCACATTTCTTTTATGTGGTGCTAATTTCTTAATTGAATTTGGGTCTGCATCTGCTAATTCTGGAAAAATAATTGTTGCTACTGTTCCATGTGGGTCAAGTTTCTCTTTTAACATTTTAATCAACAATGGGTCTTTTGAAAAATGCGCTGTTAAAAACTTTTCCAGAGCATGATAATCTGCCGCAACAATTACTTCATCTTCATTATCAGCTATCATTAAACTTCTTATCTCAAATTGTATCCAAAAATCATAATAACTTCTGTCCTCACCATCTTTAGGCTCTTCTAAAGGCTTAGGAAGCTGTTGGTCAATTATGTTATCACGAGGCTCTTTATCCTCGCTTCTCCGTCTTTACCATTGTACGGAGTTCAGACTATATCTTAGCCATATCATAAGGAACTCCATAAAACTCTTTTCGTGTTTCTAATAGTGCTTTTAATGCTGTTAAATCTTCCTTTACTTTCAGTGTATCTCCTAATTTTTCATGCCGTTTCATTACACGTTTCTTACTACTAATTCTTGAATTTAATAAATGACGTTTTTGTTTCTCAATATCTGAGTAATAATCACTCATATATGTTTTTTTATATTCTCTATCATTTGAAAATTCTGAAATAGCGAACTTATCTTTATTCATAAGAGTATATCCATTTTGAAAAAAATCTCTTATAATAAAATGTTCTAAATATAATCTTTCTTCTTTTATTTCAGGAGCACTAAAAGCTATAATACTATAAGGCTCTTTAACATATAACTTTTTATGTTTGTCAGCACTTTCAGGACTACTAAAATATTGCAAATGTTTTTCAATTCTAGATTTCTTTACTTTTGCAAAAGATTGCCCAATATAAACACTTTTATCTTTATAAATAATAACATAAATATAGGAGATGTTTCTAAAGAATTTTACATCTCTAACTAAAGAGTTATTATAATAAATGTTCATCTTATCTCCTTATAACTTAGGCTCTGCCCATTCGTGGAGATTTCAACTAATATAGTCTACTTTCTCTAGTCGTTACACTTTTTAGTTATCACTAACTAACTTAGTTCGGTATTGTCCTTTTATTGGTGGAGTTTCACCGAGTTAGAGCAGTTAATTTTTCTAGGAATTTCTTACCTAGCGAACCATCTGTTTAGTTCGGTTCAGAACAACTTAACCTAAATGATGATGTATTATGACTAATAAACCCATTTGAAATAAAACTATGTGTTTCGGGTAGAGTAAAGTCATAAACATCTGCCCTTCCTTTATCTATTTCTTTAACCTTTACCCAAATTAATGAATTACCTTCATCTACTAAATATTGACCAGAAATTCTTTGATACTCAAAATCTTTATACTTTTTCTTTTGAACAAATCCTACGATATCTCTAAACTTTAAATATTCTCCATTAGTTAATGTTAGCATATAAACATTTCCAGTATAAGTATTGAGATGTCTTGCCCCACCAATAATACCTAAATTCAATAGCAATGTTTGAAGTTGAAGAAGACTTTGCTCATTTGAAACAGTAAATCTTAGCTGTTTTTTATTAGATTCTTCTACAAAATAACTATCTAATGTCATTCCTTTTATGAAAGCTATTACAACACTTCTTGGGGACTGTAAAATAATATCAGGAATAACTTTGTTTGTGCATCCTCTTTTAAGCTGAAAAGCTTTCTTAATACTAGCAAGTCTTTTAGCACTAATTCTAATATCAAAAGAATTTCTATGAGGATGACAGTCACGAACATGTGCTTTTATTCCAAAAAGTCTTAAAGACAATTCTTGTATACGATTTATTACACAGGAATCTCCATTAGTAAAGCAAATAGTAAAAGTACCATTTGTGTCTGATAAACACCCATCTGCATAATACATCCCCATAAACTCTGCCACATCTTCATCTAAAATTTCTGGTAATTTAACTTGCTTAAATCCACTACGCATTGCAACATATTCATATTCAAGTTTCTGATAATCTTTAGCAAAAAAATTATAACCATAAGGGACTGCTACATAAGTTTCAGTATTTATCTCATCTAAACGCTTGAAAATTTGAGCATCCTTTTTCTTATATAAATTTTTAAAACGACAACTATTCCTATTAAGGTATAAATCTTTTGAAGAATATTTATTACATATTATTGGGTGATTTTCAGTTCCTTCGATAGTAACCCCTAAAGCAGTACGAATTTTTATAGTATTCCTATTCTCATATTTAACTATATGGGAAGTCTTTTCAGGTTCTAAATTTCGATTTAATAGCGTATAGGTTTTAGAAACAAATTCACCATCAACTAAAGCATCTGTTACTAAATCCTGAATGCGGAACAATCCCCTATCTGTAGGAATTAAAGTGTTTGCTACAAGACAACCATTTTGGTTGAAGCTTGGATGTACTTTTCCATCACAATATATTTTTTCTTTTATACCCAGCATAAATGCTGTATACAATTTTGTTAATTTAAAATAATCTTGTAGAAGTTTAATTAATTTATGCCCATCTTCTCTTTTAGGAGTTTGTCTTAATAATTTCTTTAATGCATCTTTATCTGTCTTTGGCGTTCTTAATGCTATATCTCTTGATTTTCCGCCATCTGTCCATGTTATAGGCTGAAAACCAAAATTTAATGTTACTAAATCCTCATTAAAAGATTCTCTATATTCCCCTGTTTTTCTATCCTTTAATTTCTTTTTAAAACCATATAATATTTCAAACAGTTGTTGACCACTATTGATATTAAATTTAGCTCCTACTACTTCATATATTTTGTATGTTAATTCTTCCAATTTTTCTTCTGCTAATTTTATCATACCTTCAAGTTTTTCTATGTCAACTTTGATTCCATTACGTTCCATTTTCCACAAAACTTTCATATATGGCATTCGTACTTCTCTAAAATATTCGTAACCACCATCTTCTCTTAACGCATTAAGAATTGGCTCATACATTTCTTTCATAAAATATACATCTTCTGCTGAATATTGTGCTCCTATTGGAATCTGAACGTGTTGAAAACTAGCATTACTATTAGAAGCTAATCCCAAAAGTTTCTTTTCCTCTTTAGTAACTGTCATAATAGTATCTTTAAAATGAGATTTTTTTACAGAGAAAATTGTTTCAGTTACTGCTTCTAAATTCTTCTCTTGTTCTTCATCTAAAGTATGTACAGCTATTTGTGTATCAGTAAAAGTATTTGTTTCAAACACTTTTACTATATCTACACCTTCATTTGCAAATAAATGTAAGTCAAATGAAATATGATGGGCTATATACTCTTTCCCGCCATTTTCCATTAAAGGCTTCAATCGTTCCATAAAATCAACAATATCCATATTATAATATTCTCCTGAAAACTTTTCTGGTAAAAAATCAGGAAAATTTTTAGCATCATCAAAAACCGCAGTGTTTTTACGGTAATCGAGTCTCCCACAACCAATATAGCTACCTTCAAAATAGTGTCTGAAAGGAATATAGTACACTTCCTTACTGACACTATCTTCAAAGGCTATTGTTAATCCTACTGCATAATCTTTCCCCTTATATCTTACATCTAATCCAGAAGTTTCAAAGTCAAAGAAAATTTGTTTCGCTCGTTCATATTCCTCAAAAAATCTATCAACATTCTCTTTATTGACAATAGTTAATTTAAAGAATCTTTGATGAAACAAATAATCACTCCTTATTAATTAACTTCTTCCATTTTTTACTTGGTTTGAAAACAAATCTGTTAAAAGGTTTTCTATCTTGAAAAGTCTTAGTATGAATGTTATAAGAAGTTTTTATATCTTGTTGTCTAGATACTAAAGAAAAATATCTAGGCAAAACTAATCCAGCATATTCTTCTAAAACTCCTTCTACACCTTTACAAAACATCTTAATAATATTATTTGCCTCTGTTGAAGTAATATTATTTTGCTCCGCTATTTTATTAATTAAAGTTTGTCTATCTGCTATTGCGCCCATTTCCAAACCTTCCTGTAGTCAATAATGCTTTACAAGTCTTATTGATAATTTTTTCTATCAATTCTGTTTGTGCTTTATCTTCTTTATTTATATGTAAATCTAGGTAATAAAGATGCAATAATTCGTGAAGTATGCTCCACTCAACATCATCACTGCCATTTATAATAGCATCTTCGTCAAGCTCAGGATTACTGTTTATCCGAATTATTGCCCTCTCCATAGAAGGGCTAGAAGAAATACTTGCTAATGCTGGGTAGCCCAATAAATATTCAATATCCCTATTATTTGCATATGTAATAACTATATCCCAATGACTAAGTCCTAAAATTTTCTGCCAATACTTCATACAAGAATCTAATGCTTTTTGAGACCATTTATCCATTAATCCACTTCCCTTATCAGAACTCTGCTAAATCCTGCTGGACGAATAGGCTCTGGCTCTTCCAAAACTGTTGCAGTATCGAAAGAAGTGTCTTCAACACCATAAAATGGGAATTTCTTTTCAATGATTTCATAATAATCAAGCCCTCTATATTTATCAGGCAGTAATTCCTGAATCTTTTCTTTCGCCGCTTCGTTTAACTCTCCAATAGCAAAAATATCTTTATCCAAATATGGATATTTCTCAAAAATCTCTGCTCCTGCTTTGTCAAACAAATAAGAAATACTTGGTTTCTGTCCCATACGTGTTGCGTAATAAGGCGCATCTAACAGCCCATAACGCTGTCTATTACGCTCAATAATGCCGCAATCGTTACCCCTTAAAAGGACAGCCACCGCTTTATCAAACTCCACTTTTTCCCCTGTTTTTTTGCTGATATAGCTACCTTGTCTGCCATCTACTACTAAATAAGCTGATTTGAAGCTTCTAGGTGCTCCCGCCTGACACAATGGACAATCTGGTTCACAAGTGCAAGCATAGTTATTGTATCTGCCACCTTCTTGAACATTGTGACTCCAAAAACTGATAGGTTCATCAGTTAAAAATCTAACTGGCGCATCAGGATTATCCCTCGCTGTTAAAAAATAATCTTTAATATACCCACCTTTTTTAGTGGTCTTTTCTACTTCTGCCCTTGCCTGAAATCCTCTTTTAAAAATTGAAGCTACCATTCTTTTCTCCTATTCTATTTTTCTTAATTTTAATCTTGGATACATCTCTAAATTAGTAAACATATAATCTAACTGTTCTTTATTCATGTCTTGAACATCTTTACAATTTTCTGGGTAATTCACAATACTAAACACAAACTCATTCTTACATAGGTCATATATGCGTTTACAGCCGTTCTGACCAGCTTTATCTCCGTCTAAGGCTAATATTACCTTTTTGATATTAAAACTCCTCAGAAGTGAAATTTGAGCGTCTGAGATACTACAAGTTAATATGGCTAAAGCATTTGCGTAACCATGTTTTTGTAGCCATAGAGCATCTAATACTCCTTCTACTAAAATGACAGTATCATTGATAGGTCTAAACAAATTCAAAGGAAACAAAATTCCTGAACGTGGGAAATTATCATATACATAATATTTAGGGGCTTTACCATAAATATTCGCATATTCTTGTGTTTTATCATTAAGCACTGCTCTACCTATAAACCCACATAATTGCCCATCTTCCCAAAATACAGGAATAGTAATTCTTTTCTTTTGCGAATCCCAGCCAAATAAAAACCTTTGTTGGTCTTCTGGGCTAAATCCTCTTTCAATAAAGTATTTATGGAATACTTGCCCGCTGTGAAACGCCCCCAATGAAGAATTAGATAAAACAAATCTTTCCTCTTGCTCTGGAACTTCTTCGTATTCTCGTAAAGGAACTTCTTCAACTTTCTGCGCCTGTTCTCCAATTATTTCATCAAGCTTTAACCTAGCTTCGGCATATGAGATGTTTAAACATTTTGCTATTAAGCCAATTATTGTTCCGCTCTCACCACAGCCAAAACAATGATAACATTCTTTTTCAGCGTTTAAACCGAAAGAAGGTCTTGTATCTTGATGAAAACAACAAGATGCCATAATATCATTACCTACTACTTTGATATTCTTTATATTTAATGCTTCGCATACAGTTAAAAGTTCTTCTATTCTCATACTACTCAATCCTTTGTATTTGTTTTACCGCTATTGGTGTCCTTTTCTTTTCTTCTTCCACATATAATAAATCATGTTTCATTTCAGTAAAATCCCAACTCATTTTAAAAGGTGGTTTCCATTCGCCATCACGCACTTTTAAAGTTACTATTTTTATCTCTTTCTCCGCCTTATCTGTTTTATCTTGCTCTAAACCATAAACAGCATCCGCTTCTTGGGCTAAGGCTTTGACATAAGAAATATTACTTAATGTCGCAGTCTCTCCCTTTAACTGTGAGGTGCAAAGAATTGGGACTTTTCTGTTTCGAGCTAATGCTTTAAATCCTCTCCATACTTCTAAAATTCCCCGCCAGTCATCATCCTCAGAATCATCAGCCATTAAATAACCACCATCAATTAAACAGACATCTGGCTTATGTAAATCAATGGAACTTCCACAAGATATTACACCGCCCTCGACTAATTCAACAATTAACTTATCTTTATATTTTGGTGCTTCTTCTAAAAGATACTTATAATACTTCTCTTCTTCTTGTGGCGATAACTGACCATCTTTAATACGAGAGTAGCTTATCCCTGACCATACTGCATCAATTCTGTCTATTAATTGAGCTGGCAACATTTCTTTAGTTAAAAACAAAACCTTATATCCCATTTTTGCCATTGCTACAGCAATAATGCACAAGAGCCACGTTTTCTAATTGTTATTAACCTACAGCTTTTTATCTGTAGCTCTGGAAGTTTCCTTCATTTTCATCGAATGGTCAATTCCATTCCAGTATAGCATATATTTTCACTTCCACAAAAGTGTACGGTATGTGGAGGACACTCGTGGAGATATTATTTCAATCTCTATGCGTTACGGTGCTGGATTATTCAGTTACCTCGGTATTAGCATTTGACAGCCTTTACCGATTTTGCCCCCTCGTAATCTTACATATCTTTACCGTATCTATGTAAGACGGCAATTAATTTACCAGTTCCTGTGTATCCTAAGAAAGTTATAAGGTCTAATTCTTTAACCCCACCTATCTGTTTATCTATCGGCAATAAACCTATAGGCATCCCAGAAATGCCACCTGTTTTTTGCCGCTCTTTGTACTGCTCAAAACGCTCTTCTGTTCTTTCACCTATTTTACAGGTATCGTTAAGAACAATTTCAGAATCAATATTTTGTATTAGTTTCTGTAACTTCTTAACTGCTTCTTCTGTATTCAATGAGTTTATATCTGTTTGCACAGAAAGTATTGTGTCCCTTAATAAATTATGCTTAACTTTATTTCTTAATTCATCACAATAAAATTCAAATGGCTCTGCTACCCTTCCAGTAAAGTCAAGCTCTGGAAATCTTGCTTTTAATGACTCTGCACTAGGGATATCACCATATTTGATTTTAAAGTCTGAAATATAATTAAACACTCTCTTATAAGCTGGGTTGAAAAACTTGGCAGATATTCTTTTCTCCGCTACTGTTTTCCAATCCTTAGTTTCTAATAATTTTAAAATAAAATTAGAATCTACGCTCATTTCATCACCCCTAAAAACTCTTGCATTGAAACAGCGTTCTTAGGTAAAAATAATCTATCTCCATCGTCTACATAATAAAGATACTTTAATTCACAAAATCTCTTCAATTCCTTAAAGCCCTCAATAAATTCTAGATTGTTAAAATATAAATACTTTTCAAATAAAAATCCTTCAAGCTCTTTCCATTCATCTGGGTCTTTATAAGTCACTAAATGAATTGAGTATTTTCCGCTTTTCCAAATCTTCATAACAGTATCTAAATGTTGAGGGTTATACTGCATCCCCAAAATTTCATATTTATCTTTAAATAATTCATTAACAAACGTTGTTTTATTGTTAAAAAAACAACTCTCTAAGTTAAAGGCGATAATTGGAAGAGATTGATTAGTTAGTTGCCCTCTTTTCACGTCTTTTCTCCCTTAACTGTCCCGCATTAATTTCACCCTTATCATATAACTTATAACAATTTCTGCACAATGGCAAATGGTCGTATTCCACATATGCAAATACTTCTACAGAGTTACAATTAATGCAGTGGTCACTCTTTACGTTATCTAAATCCACTTTATCACCCCTGTCGTAATTTCTTTATGGCATCTTTATTTCTAAAAGCTTCTCTCCTACCATCATTAGTAGTAAAAGTAACCTGAATGAAAAGATTTAGCATACTGTCAATAGTATATCCATATCTTTTAGTTAATTCTTCCTGCTTTAAATTAGTGCAAATTATTGTTGGTAATCCTTTTGTATCCCTTATCTTTAATATGTTTTCTAATAAAGCTTTTTCTGCTCCTTTTGCTGTATCAACTTCCGCACCTAATTCATCTATTACTAAAAATTCTGAATCATAAACAGAACTTACATCTTGTTGGCTATATGTTTTTCTTATAATTTCATTAAAAGTAACTAAATAACCAGAATAGTAACGAATATACAATTCTTGTAAAATAATGGAAGCTAAGAAACTTTTCCCCGCTCCATTTTGCCCCCTAAATAATAGATTAACACAATCGTTTAACATATCTTTAGGATTAGTTACATAGCCTTGTATAATACTCTTTAATTTAGGCTCTGCAAAATGATAGTCAGATAAAAACTTACCCTGATAGCCACTAGGTATTCCCATTAAATATAAAGACTCTTTGCTTATATATTCACGCATTTTCCCTTCTCTTGTTGGTAAATCAGATGTCAATTTCTATCCCACCATTCTCAGATTCCTCTTTCCAACCCCGCTTAGGAGTTAAACTCTCTCCTGTATAAGCTATTGCTAAATTATAATAACTGCTCAACCAAGCATTTGACATTAAATAAATGCCATATTCCATAAAGGTTTTTTCCCTGCCACCTGCTTTAAAACGGTAATCAGAATCCCAAAGGAAATCAATTATCTTTTTTATTTCATCACTTGGATATGTAGCCATTAATGATTTAATTACAGAGGTATCTTTATATTTAACTACTTGATACTTTACATCATGTTCTTTTGCTTTATCTGAAAAATATTTTATCCAATCATTAGATTTGAACTTACTATAATCTTCTGTTGATTTTACAATTCCACTTTTATCAGAAGTTACTATTGCTCCACCAAATAACTTCTTTGCTTGTGCTTTCGTTACTATCATTTACGCTTCGTTAAGGAACGCTCCAGTTCCTTTGCTTCTTGTTCTAAACGACTATCAATAAGCCCTGAAAATAAATCTAATGTTGCATCTCTTTCTTTCTCTAATACTTCTGCTTCCATCCAACAATCAAATTTTGCGCTTTCATAATTGCCTAAATTTAATGTTACACCTTTTGATAATCCTACTTTTATTGTGTCCATTTTATTCCTCCGCTTCTTTATCTGGTAAAAATAATCTCTCATTTACTTTCTGTAAAGCAATTTTTACTCGTTCAGAAAATCCAGTCTTTTCAATGGGGAAACCTCTTCTAACTCCGCACTCTAAAGCTACTCTAACAATAGCATTTATTTGTTCCTGTGTGTAATAACAAATATTATTTACTCTTACTAAAGCAGGTGGTAAAATACCTATATTTTCCCAATTCCGTAAAGTTAAAGAACCTCTGGGAATTCCAGCTAATCTAAAAGCTTCTATTAATTTTGCTCTTGTGTATAAACGTAATATTTTACCATTTATCTTGAACAATTTACCCTGCAACATCTGTCCTGCGGGTCTGCCCCTTTTAGCTTTCTTCTTCCTCGGCATCCTCGCTCACATCCTTTAAATCTACTATTTTAGTCGAATAACTTAATTTCTCTTTAAACATCTTCTCTGCTACTTCTAATGGTATTACACCATCTGCAATAAGCTGTTCCAATACTTCCATATCATAATAGGCTTCGTATTTTAATACTTTATCTAAAACACCGTAATCTCTTAAAATACTTTCAGCCATATAAGGTATTACATCATAACTTTTTCTTATTTCTCTTTTCAGATACTTATTATCTAAAAAAGGTAAATACTTATTACCGTTTAAATCACTTTTGCCATTAGACTCTACATAAGCATCTAGCTGTTCTTTTAATTCTTTCACCCTTTTTTCTGCTTCAAGTTTTGTCTTTCTATACATATCATACTGCATAGCTAATTCTTTGAAACGTGAATCATCTATCTCTGCTTCTGAAAAGTCTATAATTTTACATTCAACCATTTTATCATCCATTCTTTAAGTCTTAACATTATATCATACTTTTTTAATTTTGTCAAGCATTTTTAAATAATTTTTGTAATTCCTATTTCTCTATACCACTTATCCCTCTTTACTCCATGCTTATTAAAAATTGCCATAAAAGGATGTCTGTAATCATAAAAAAATACATTAGTCTTACCATCTTTAGTTCTTCGTAACCTTCCTAAAATCTGTATTAAATCTTTCTTGTTTGCTACTGTAGATACAAGAAATCCTCTCTCCCATGATTTTACGTTAGTTCCTTCACAACTAATAGAAATAGTAGCTAATGTAATTAATGCTTCTTTTGTTTCTGCTTTTTCTTTTATTTCTGCTTTTGTTTCTTTCATATCTCCATAGTATTTTTGTATTCTTGGACATATATCTACCAACATATCATACAATAAATTTATATGCTCTTTCTCTTTACAAAACACTATACAAGATTTTCCTGAATTATATTCTTTTATAATATCTTCAACAACTAATCTATTAAACGCTAAATCTTCTGATACAATTTTATAAGCTTCCTGCAAATTAACAGGTAAACTATCAACTTCCTTTGTACTCAATAACTGCGTTATTAAAGCTCTCCATTCTGGTGTATGTGGTGCGAATACTTTATCTTTATATGCTAATGCTTTTACTTTTGCTCCGCTTTTCGTCCAGTAATAATCAATCACTGGATTCCACTTTAACTGACTTTCCCTCTTTATTACAAAAATATCTTTTGTATCTATAATATCAGAAGTTTCGAATTCCCCTTTGTATTCATACAATGTATGCCCACAAATTAAATCTAATACATCTGCTAATCCATCATTTCTCATTTTAGTTGCTGTTAAACCTAAACGATATTTGGCAGGGAAGTCATTCAGAACACTGTATATCTTAGCAGAACACCTATGACATTCATCACAAATTAACATTGATATACTTTCTTTTAATTTATCAAGCTTTTCGTCACCTAGCCTAGAAAGAGTTTGTATCGTAGTTAAAGTAATTTGTTTTCCTATATTGAAAACCTTGCCTTTTACTAAACCTATTTCTATTTCCCCATAGCACAACAAAGCATCTTTTTGCCAACCATCTATTAAATCGTCTTTATTAACTATAATTAATACCCTTTCTTTTAGCTTCCCTGCCAATATCAAGCCAATTATTGACTTACCTAACCCTGTATTTATAACAAGTGTTCCAGTATTATCAGTAAAATGCTCTATTGCTACCTGTTGTACTTTTCTAGGCTGGATTTGTACTAATGGATAATCTATATTATTGAAACTAATTGAAGTATCTTCTATAACCTCATAAGTAAAAGGTATTTTATACCCTCTAGGAACTTCTAAACTATCCCCAACCTCTTTATAATAATAAAGAAATTCTGAAACTCTAGTGTTCCCCCATCTCGAGAATTTGAGAATACTTTCATATTCAGGATTCTTAAAAGTTAAATCTTTTTTTATTTGCTCTCTTTCTGTATCTGTTAAGTTTTTTAATAATTGAGAGTTACTTATAAAAACTTTAATAGCCATTTTTATTAATCAAAAACCCTGAAAATGTCTACAAGAAATAGACTCTAATGTACGTATAGAATCCTCAGTTTCAATATCACTAAGTTTACGTCTATATTCTGCGGATTCCTCTTCAAAAAGTTTTCCCAAACAGTTTGTAATTTTACCTTTTCTTGCAAATCCAATTTGCTTAATTTCCCTAATAGCCTCATTCATTGCTTTACGATATAAAGGATTTGTATTTGTATCCCTTAATGCTCTTAAAGTCTCAATAACTTCTGCTGTTTGTTTTCTCGTCTTAATATATTCCTCTGTTTTTAATTCGTACATATCCCCTAATAAACTCATTAAACCATCTCCTATCTTTTATACTATTATACCATATTTTTTTCTTTTTGTCAAGTGTTTTTTATTCCCATTCAAAAATTGGCAAACACCACTTTATAGGTAAGGCATATTTAACTTCTTTATAACAGATTTCTTTATAACCTGTGCTATCATCTCTGATTTTTAAGGCATCTTCTGAAACCCCATCTTTTAACATATTCCATAATATATTAGCATCTACATAACAAGCATTTCTAAACTGTATTGAATTGTGCATAAACCAAAGCCACTCAGCATGCCCTAATCCTTCCTTTAATTTTACCATTTTTTACTCCCATTCAATATCAGAATACCTAACTTCTTCAAACCAAAACTCAGGAAAATAACAATACTTTTCATTAAGGTATTCAAACTCATAAAGTAGTGAACCTTCGACTGATATTAAATTTAAACGCTTTTTTGATACCCCAGTAGAAAGCTCTTTCCAAAGATTGTGAGAAGCTTTATAAGAAAGTTTGTCAGTTCCAAATATAAACCTAAACGTTCGATAATCTACGCCGCTTTTAAATTTCAGCATTTTCTTCAAATATAACCCACTCCTTTAGAATCCATATTTCCTGTCCCTCAAATATAATTTCTATAAATTCTGGAAAAAAGAGATTTATATTAATTTCATTTTTAGAAATACCTTTTTTAAATTTATGCCAAAATTTTCGTATCTGTTTTTCGTTTAATACAGTAATCCCTTGAACTGCTTTTTGAAATCTATTATATTCTATATTGTTATTTAAAAATACCATACTCTCACCTCGTTGAACCTATTATACCACACTTTTCTCTTTTTGTCAATAAAAAAAATCCCTTACTTAGTAAGGGATTAATAATCCATTTTATTTCCTAAAACATCTATATATACTGCTTTATATTTATATAACCTTCTTATACCATCTGCATTATACAGTATCGCTAAGTCCGCTAAATCATCAACAGTATAAAGTTTAGGAACTAAAATGATACAAGCCTTTAATAATTTTTTAAATTCTTGGTCTTTACAAGTAGGTGATAATATTGTCAACTCAGAGCCAACATTTGTTTGTATATCATTTAATATCTTTAATAAACGTTTACTCACTTTAGGCGTTGCCCCACAACATTTACACTTAAAATTATCTACTGTAATTGTACTAACCATATTTCTTTCCTACAAGACTATTCTTGCAGTTCCTCCTATTACCATCTCGAAGTTACTCCTCTGGTATCTATATGAATCCAATCACCATAATAACCTATTCCTAACTGGTCTTCTAATCCCCACGCTTTTGCCGCCGCTAAAACGGTGTCTGCTAAAGCAGTATCAGTATCATCTTGACCAGCGATATGAATATCTGCGGCACATCCTTTCGTGTGATAACTTCCTAATGCTCCACCACACGCCGCATTAACGCCATCGTCTACAGTTCTATAACCAGATTTGAAATCTGTTCCATACTCAGAGTGATAAACTGTAGTATTTACTACCCAATTAAAATTCCAATCTCTCAGCATATCTAATATTTTAAATAAATTTGCTGTTTTTTCATTATTCGTGCATAACTTTCCGTTTTCATTATCCCACGCATATTCATTGCTATTTCTGCGCCAACAATCCCACTCCGTTACGCTCCAATGCTTACTTTCGTACATTACATCCACCTTCTTTTTTATCTTCCTTCTGTGCTTCTTTTTCTAATTTGTCGCTCTCTCCATCTCCGTCTTTATCTATTATGGATGCCCCATAAAAGAATATAGCGGCGATTGCTTCTGGGGAGAATAAAACTTTCGTTAAGGCTAATAAATCAGGTAATGCTATTACGCCTTTAAATATCGCTTGGTATGCCCAAGCAAATATATAAGCTAAAACAGTTGTTATTATTAATGCAATCATTATATAGAGAAGCTTTAAACTCCCACCAGCAATTCTAGGCTTTACAAGAATTTTTGATTTGATAATATTCTTTAGCTTCTCAAACATTATAAAACCCCATTACTTTAAAATAAGTGCAAGTATGCTTATAAACATACTTATTATTCCTGATAAAAATGTTGCTAATCTAAAAATATCAGAACACTTATCATCTATAACTTTATTTAGCTCTACTTTATTTTCCTTTGCTTCTGCTCTCATTTCATCTAATCTTTTGAAAATTGTCTTTATATTATTTTCTACTGTCTTTAATTCTACTTCTTGTGTTTGTGTTTTTTCTAAGAACACTCCAAGACTTTCTGAGTTGCTTTGTTGCTTTGTTTTTATTACTGCTAAATCTTCTCTTAATTCTGTCTCAAAATCCCTATTCACTACACCCCTCCGTTCTTACAGATAGTGTAGACGTTCCAGACCTCTACACATAACTGCTATAAAATTATTTACCGCTTTCTTTAGTTTTGTGTAGAGTTCCATATTACTTTCCTTCTTTCATATTTTTTATCTGTGTTGTTAATCCTTTATTTTTGCTTTGAAGATTTTTTATTTTTTCGTTTAATTCTTCTATTTGTTCTTCACAAGTTCTTAAATGAGATATTAACTCATTTACTTTAACTTCATCTTCCAACCTAGAATTGTCTAAAGCTGACAGCCTTTTCTTAGCTCCCATCAATTCACGTTTGACTTGTTCACATTCTCTAGCTTTTTCTACCCTTTCTCTACGCAATTCAAAGATTTCATCTTTTAATTTCAATACGTCTTTGTCATAACGATTTTTAAAAACTAATTTAAATATCTTATATAAATATTCTTTCATGCTAACCTCATTTCTTGCGGGTAAATTTCCGCTTTCCTTAAACAATTTAATGCTCGTTGATTTAAGTATGCTTTCTTTAAATCAAAACAATCAAATAGCATTATGTTTACTTCATTTGATAAGGCAAGAACTTCATCACTTAATTGAAATAGCTGTAAACACAACTCTTCACACTCTTCTTGTGCAAAATAACTAACACACCGAATATAAAACTTATCTACAATTTTCAAGATAAAGCATCCTCCTTATTTTTTATCAACTTCCCCCACACTATGAGTCATTTTATACGCTCCTTAGTAATAATCTAAAAACTTCTCTTTTCTTGCATAATATCTTGCCTGTTCATATACCTTATTTCCATACTGTTTTTGTGCTTCGTTGAAATCTGAATAACTCTTTAAATCTTCCCGCTTTATTCCATAATTTTCAATAGATATGTAAGCTCCACTTATGTCATTGGCTATTAAATCAGCAAATCCTTCAAGCATTGCCATATCTTCTGTAGCCGCTTTTCCCTTCTGCTGGAACTGATATTGATGTGTCATTTCATGCGCTAAAAGAAACAATCTATCACTCTTATCTGTTCCAGCAGTATTTATAACTATTACAGAATTTCGAGATGTTACCGCTCCACTTTTTTGAGCTATTTCTTCTGCATTATTTATTTTAAAGTATTTTAACAAATCCGCATATTCTTTTACTGAACCAACATTAATAACAGCAACATCTCTATGTAAAGTTAAATTAAAATTATTTTTAAAATAATTTTCTACTATTTTTATATTCTTCATTGTTTCTCCCCTATCACCACCCATTACAACATGAGCATCCGCTAATGTGGGGAACAAGAAAAATAGTACCATTATTAGTATTTTTACCATCTACAATTCCTTTCTTAAATCCCCTCACCATAGGAGCTAGCTTAGAGGCTAGTATTCCTACGACTGAAACATATTTAGTCAATATCAATGAAGATTACACCACAGTAAACGAAACGAGAACAGTTCATATTCCATCAGGCGTTAAAGTATTAAAAGTAAGAGTCTATTCCGAAAGTGGTGCAGGTGGAGATGATTTCTGTACTGCATATGTTCAAAATGCCGACAATAAGAAAGTTTGGGTAATTGCTGAAAACTATGGTTCTTGTGATGAAACTAAATATGTCGGCGTAACAGGCGGGAAAGATTATAAATTAAATTTATATGCTGCCACTGAATATGATACAATGGCAGCATTAATACGAATTTCATATTCACAGTCGATTAATAATACAACTCCCAGTGTAACAGATTATTAGTAATCTGTAACTTCTACTGCGTGTGAATTGATAGTAGGCGACCATTCGAGTTTAAAATTCAACTCAGTGGAACCAGTATCAACATCTAAATTGCCTATAGTATAATCAATCCAACATTTATTATTGTTAGCATTATACAACAAGTATTCTTCACCTTCTCCATAATTATATTCAGTCCAATTAGAATACAATTTATAGGATTTATTGGGTGTTACACCTACATACGTAATCAAACTTAAATATCCAGATTGATTAAATGAAGCTCTTAATACTGTTATTCCTGCAGGTACTGTAAAGGTACTGTCATGTGCTAACGTAGTTTCTCCAGTAGGAGTACTGGCTTCTAAAGTAGCAGATATAGTACAATCTTCTGTTATTGTTAATGATAACGGGTTCGTAGCCATAATAATAATAATAATAATATGGCAGGTTTTTGAGTTTAATAGTCAGTAATATTTAGAGACTTTATTAATCGATCTTATACTGGTAGTATATCTACAACAGAACTAGTTGATGCTCCTCCAATGGTAACAGCCACATATGATTTATCCGCAGTTGTTGTATCACTGGACATTGAGTTTTCATTAACCCATAGATATATCTGACGTCCTCTGAATAACCATAATCGTTTATTCCTACCTTCAACGTATAGTCTTGGATTAATTGTATAAAGAACTGGTTCTGTATCAGAACCAAGATACTTAATAACTAATTCAGATTCTTCTGGTAATTTTCGACTAATAGTTAATCCTGTCCAACAATTTTCATAACGACCTAGTGTTGTTATTAATCCAGATAAAACGTACAATGTACCGTCATCAGTTATATGCATATCTACAACGTTATATCTTGGTGGTATAGCATACATTGTATCTGTAGTGAAGTTATCTAAATCTATCATAACAACTCCATGATTATCGCTACTAGCTACGTCTCTATTCCCGCCAGCGCATCCAACATATATTTTATTATCATGAATACACATTTTACATCCGCCTAGACAGCCAAGTTCAACTGAACTCATATATATTAGATTACTAGAACGGGGGTTGATTCTGTAGCGTGAGACATATGATACACCATAAGTCCAAGTACTTACATTTTGAGTGTGTAGAACATACAGATACGAATCAACAACTTTCATATCCATACACATATAACTATAAGCAGTATTAAAACCGGACGGTACTTCTATCTGGCGTACTTGCATAAAATTAGAATTTGTATCAATAACAGCAATTTTACCAGTCGCTGCATCAGGGAGATAGAACCATCTGCCTAAGTATGCTGAATATGGAGCAGCTTTTAACACTGCACTATATGCTGTATCAGTGGTCAATTTACTATATGAAGAGGTATCATACCAGTTATTCAAAGAACTACCACTCGACATTTTAGGTATAGATACTAGTAACGTAGTGTCGTCACCTACATGTTTATGACAAGTAACTTCTGTAATACCACCATCATCAACATTAATATTAGGCGCATCAATATCACCTACTAGATTATTAGTAAAACTAATATCACTAGAACTATTGCTACCTTTGACTCCACTAATAGCACCTAATCGAGCTCTACTTTTCGAAGTATATGATACATAATATAACAATACTTCAGGATCACCTATTATTTCTTGCTCTAAGCTAGCTCCTATGGTGACATTGCCTGTCACGATAATTGACATTGGATTATCAGTTAAAGCCATAATATACGGCAGATTTTGAGTTTAGTAATCGGTTACTTTAGGCGTTTGATTGTTAATTGATTGTGAATAACTAATAGTTACACCTCCAGATTCAGTTCCAGTTTCACTCGAAGTTGATAACTTTAATGTATAACTTTTATTGGGTGTAACTCCTACATACCAAATATCACTAGCATCTTCGTAATCATATAAAGATAACCAATATTTTTTGCTATTTACTGAATATACATCTAAAGCTACTTCGCCTTCGCCTTCATGGTATACATCACCAGCTACTTTTAATACTCTTACACCCGCAGGTACTGTAATAGTAACAGTTCTATTTACATCTTCTGTATTCAACAATCTTGTTTCAGTAGTCGGTACACTTGCTTCTAATGTTGCCCCAACTGTTACATTGCCTGTAACCACTAAACTCATAGGATTGTCTGTCAAAGCCATCTTTTTCCTCCGATTTCTCACAGAGGAATATTACATATTGAAAATAATGCTACTCTAGGTTTACAGTTATGGTCTTACCTACCTGTGATTGTAACCACATCACTAATGATGTATCATTATCAGGTAAATTTACATAATAATAGGCGCTTCCATTAGGGTCACTAAGCGTATAAGTCTTATTATTAATTGTCACTTTTATCGAACTCTGACTTAAACTATTAGCAAAAGATATCCACAGTATATGTAGCAAAGGCTGCTGACTACTAGGATCAACTATTAATCCTGCGCTTAATGAAGTTATTTTAATTCCATAGAACGTATCAGGACTTAGACTGCCATATACTTGATCTGATGCATAGTCTGCGCTACTATAACCGTACTGCCACTGATTTCCGCCATAAGTATATTGACCGACCGTTAAACCTATTTGTCCACTATTTTCTAGTGTCGCACTAACCGTAATATTCCCTGTGACTGTAATATTCATAGGATTATCAGTTAGTGCGTGTAATTGTAATAGTAATCTCGGAAGACGGCTGACAGACAATTCTTTATCTGCCTGCCCCCCCCCTAATTAATTTATTAAACATTTTATTCGTCCTCCTTATTTACATCAATTTTTTCTAAAAGCTCTCCATCTTTGTTATAACCAGTGATTATAAGATTTTGACCTTTTTTAACTAAAATACTATAAGGTGAATTTGCTTTTACACTAAAAGAATATTCACCACTTGCAACAAAATCAAGATTCGCATAACTGTCTAATGTGTTTGATAATTTAGCACATTTTTCATTTAGTTCTTTTTGCATATCTTCATATTCCGATTTTGTTTTCCCGCCTAATAATTTTATCAACCAATTAAACATCTTCGTCCTCCTTTTCTAATACAGCTCCAATTTCAGCATCGCCATTTATTGCTAATGTATTTGCACTTGCAGTTTGATAACTTCCTGACAATGTAAATGTCTTAAAGGTGTATCCACTATTCGGTGTGCATTTATTGCTTGCAGTTTTGCCATGCTGAACAGTAAAGGTTGAAGTGTGTGCAACTCCATCAACTGTAACAGTAATCGTTCCACCTGTAGGCTGATTAATCGTATAAGTATAGGTTTTCAAAGTAGCGGCTGTTGCACTAATAGTGATATTATCTGTTAATGTTCCACTTGTGCTATTTAATGTGCCTGCATTATAACCTGTACTTGCTGATATACTTGCCGTATAAGTTGACCCTGCTTTTGCTGTGAATGTTGATGTATATGAATTGCCATTGCAAATTACTGTTATTGTTTGATTTGCTGATTGTACGATTGTGACCGTTACTGTTACTTCGGACGTGTAACATAATCTTGCTACGCCATTTACTCCTATATACATTTTTTTGACTTTTCTTGCCTTGCCGTCTACTCCAATGTATATATTCTTTGCTTTTCTTGCTTTACCATCTACACCTATATAAATGCTTTTTGCCATTTTCGCACCTCTTTATTCATACACAATATAAAGTGTGCCTGTGGTTAATGCAGAGCTTCCAGCGGTTAAATCAGTTGTGCTATAGGTATATGCAGGTGCGCATCCTAATGCGGTTCTTGCGGCAGCGGCTGTTGTTGCCCCTGTTCCACCATTTGCTATAGGAACTGCTCCTGTCGTGTTTCCCAGCCCTAAAGCATTTCTTACTCCTGCCGCTGTTGTCTGTCCAGTGCCGCCGTTTGCTATAGGTAAAGTCCCTGTCACACCTGGACGTGGAGATGCCTGTAACGGAGATGTGGCTGTTGTACTAGCAAGGTTTACTAACATAGAAGGAGCAGAAGTTAAACCTGTTCCTCCATTTGCGATTGGTAAAGTACCAGTAACTCCGACTGTTATATTTGCCGAACCATCAAAACTGCCAGCAGTACTACTTGCAAGATTTGCTGTAATAGTCCTTGCAGTTGCTAGTTTTGTTGCTGTGGCAGAATTACCTGTGTAGGTACTAGCATTTATTGTTGCCACTATTTGTGTAGCATTTTTCCATGCAAGTGTTGTTGTTCCGCTTGTAAATACTACGCCACCTACCATTGTTACTAAGTTCTGGAATGTGTTTGCTCCTGTGAAACTGTTATTTCCAGCGGCTAATACATCTCCACCACCTGCACTTGCAACACTATCATCTACATATTTTTTTGTAGCCGCCATCAAATCTGCTGTTGGATTGCCTTTAAGTGTTAAATCACCTGTCATTATTCCACCAGCAATAGGGAGCTTTGTAGAGTCAGCTATTGTAATGTTTGCTGTGCCATCAAAAGATACTCCATTTATTGTGCGTACGGTTTGTAACTTTGTTGCTGTATTAGCATTACCTAACCATTTTGCAACACCATCATGTGTGACCGTTGCAAAGGGAATATTATTGCTAGAAAAAGTTACTTTTTTATCATCGTCACGTATGACAAACACATTATTATTCGTTCCAATTCTAAATACATGAGGTTGATTTGTACTTGCGTGATAAAATAATCCACCGAGATTATCTGTACTAATTCTTGCTTGTACTGTTTCATTCGTAGGTTTAACACCTAAATATAACGTAGCACTCGAACCAGCGGACGAACCATTTGTTATATATGTAGGCTTATAAAATTTTATCGTAGCATTACCAAAATAAGCTACACTATTACTTCCGTTATTTATATAAGTATAACCATCTTCTGAGTTAGTTAAATATAAATTTCCTGTAGCATCACCAGTAATACGAGCTTGATTGGTCTTAGATGAACGACCTAAATAAACACTACCTTCAACAACTTCTGCCGTTCCATTTGCTTTTACTACAATATTACTATTATATGTATTACTGCCAGTCCAAGTATTGTTAGAACTCAGTAAATCAGCTGTTGCACTTGCAACACTATCATCTACATATTCTTTGTTCGGCACATCATTATTTACTGTAGGAGTTTTGTGTAC